CCCTCGCAGCATCCCACGCAGCATCCCACGCAGCAGCCCACGCAGCATCCCACGCAGCAGCCCACGCAGCAGCCCTCGCAGCATCCCACGCAGCAGCCAATTCTTCATCAGTTGCCTGACCGTTGGCGTGGCGCTCGGCAACATCAATCGCGTCTCGGCTGCGTTGGTCTGTCATCAGGTGCTCGACCTTGCGGGCGCACCGAACGGCAAACATGCGCCACAAATGAGAATGCTGCGGTTCTGCCTGCATGCACCATAGTGCATCGTCTAGGCCATTGATGCGCAGGATTGCAGCGTAGGCGACAGGCTCACCGTCTGCCTTCGTCTTGCCAAGCCCGGCAAGTAGCTTCGTCCACCCTTCAGTGCAGGGATGGTTGTCGCGAATGCGGTTCAGTGTGGTGGTGATCATGTCTCTCTCCTGTTGATACTGGCGCTCTGGAAACCGGCCCGTAGGCCGGAAACCAGAAAGTCAGGAATCAATCGCATACGTGCGGATTTCTCGGCCGTTGCGGAAAGCCCAAAAGCAATGCTTCCCAAGCCAAACACGATCGTCCCTGTCATTGTGGTTGATGGTTTTGGTGCTCGCCAGCTTCCCACTGAACCAAGTTTCAACGACAACAAACAACTCTTCACGCTCTTCCATGTTCTCTCTCCTGTATCCGCATCTCAGCGGCATAGGAGAACCATAAACGCCTTGACGGCCGTTGTCAACACGATTATAACGATGATGCCAGAAAAAAGGAGGCAATGAGAAATGAGTGAGTTTGGTAAGTGGGAACCGATTGAGACGGCTCCAAAGGATGCTGTTACAGTACTAACTCAACACATTGACGATCTTTTCCCGGTTGCCGCTTTCTGTGTCGAAGGGGAATGGTTACGTCAAACAGAAGGACCGGAAGACATTGAGGGAGAAGGAAAATGGCTCCCACTGTACAGGACACCACCCATTGGATGCCCCTTCCACCGCCACCCACTGAATGAAGATCGGCCCGGTTATTCCGGGCCTTTCTTTTAGGCCGCTACGAACGAAGATAGGCGTCATTGCCCGTCAGCTTCGCTATGAGTGCCCTTGTGCTGTCTGGGATATCCCTGCCGCCCTTAACCCGCTCAACCGGCCTGTACGGCTTCCTTACGGGCGCTATGGCCTGTTGTGGATCTCGACCTAGGTTCCGCTCATGCTGCGCTGTGGCATCTTCGTAGGTTTTGAAATCATCAGGCCAGCGCGTCGGAACGGTAGCGGACGGGATCTTGAACTGAAGGACGGCCTTCATTTCCCACGGTAGTGAATCATGCCGATCCAGAAAGTATGTCTCCCAAGCTCGCCATTCCTCCGTCTCCGGAACTATCGCGAAACAAGGGTCTTGCCCCATTGCTTTCTTGGCCTCGATGAAAGCCATTGCGCTGGTCCTGTACTGCGCGTGTTTGCCCTCCGGCCTGAATTCCTGACTTTGCTCGCCGTAGTTCTTCGAGCCGCTGTTGCGCCTCTGCGCTCCCGTATTTCTCTGCCATTCTCCTGTTGTGTTCATCGTCTTCCTCCTTCGGTTTGGTGATGATCGCTGTAGCGCCCTCGCTCAGCGCTTCCCACCGTCTCTTGCTCAGGAACCGGCAAGCATGGATCGGTGGATAATCTGGGTTCTGTCGGCAGTAGCGCACATAGGCAGGCATCGACTTTGTAGCGTCTTCCCGGTCTTCCTCGCCCATCTTGCGCCAGACATCCCAAGCCTCTTTCTTCGCCATGGTTGGCGTCTTCGGGTACATGCCCCAGAACTTTTCGAAGGCTTCCGAGTATGCCAGCTTTGTTCGTTTGGGCTTTGAGGAAGGAACATGGTCCAATCCTTCGGAAGACATCGTCGGTTCGTCGGAACCGACACTTACCGAAGATACGTTAGTATCTGAGGTAAGAGTATATTCCCTGTCTTCTAGTCTGTCCCGCTGCTGTCCCGCCGCTGTCCCGCTGCCGTCCCGCTCTGGCAATGACACTCTTTGGAACTTGTTGTAATTGCAAACCAAATAAACTTGATTGTTGTCCCGATTTTCGCACGACAACATTCCACGCAAAATCGCCCTTTTCATGAACCTGTCCACGCGACTCTTTGACCATTTCCACGCTTCAGCCATGAACCGGACGGAATGGCAGACCTCGCCACGCTTCAATTCGACGCGTCCTGATGAGCCTCTACGGGCGTGATCTTTCCATGCGGCTTCTGACACCAGCCACATGAACGCCTCGCGCTCTGTGAATGGCTCGTCAGCAAAATCAGGGTCGGTGAAGATGCCGCGATCTACAGCAAACACGCCAAGCTCGCTCATGATTGCCCCTCGCATGGGGCTTGATAATCGGCAGTGTAATAGTCTATATTCATCTCAACGGCCCCTTCGCCTAGGGTGTCGTCTGGGTCGGGGATGTTGTCGCATCGCCCGGCCCGACTTTTTTCAAGCTACCACTTCAGGCCGCTTGTAGCAACGGCTCATGTCGCCTTGGATAGATACATGCTTCAGGACGACGCCGTTCGATGCCCTGTAATAGCCAGCCGGAACGTCGAGCTTGTTTGTCTCGGCGGCAATAGGCCGCTCGGCATAAACGGTGCGCTTGGCATTCTTCAGCCGGCGCAAGACAATCTCCACCCCGCTGTGAGTGCGGCCGGGTAGCTTGCTCATCAGGTCCTTCCAGTGTCGGAAGTTCCACGGCAGATCATTCCAAGCCTTGATGGCGGCTAATTCCTCCGGCGTGTACGGACTGCCAGAGCTGCGAGGGACGCGCTTCATGCGCACACCAGCGGCGGCCAGACGGTCGGCAATGGTACAGGCCCGCATGTTGAACACTTCTGAGATCTCACGAAGTGTCTTGCCCTGGTTGTGAAGCTCGACCATCATTTCTGTCTGCTTGGCGCGCTTCGCGGATGTTTTCTCTCGCTTGTTCATCGTTTACCTGCGTTGCTTAGGGTGGATATAAGACTATCTGCGGCCCTAACGGCACTATCTGCGATATTATCCCATGGAAATTCATCCCAATACGAGTTAGATACCATACCAGTCATTATACTTGTCGCTATAGCCTCCCTTTTCGTTAGTATGTTTGATTCATGATTAGTATGTTTTTCTTTTGTATAAAATTTATTGTCGCCAAAAACACCGACTTTTTTCAATCTATCTGAAATTGTTGACCTAGCTCGTTTAGTTTTTCTTGAAATTTCATTCATGCTGTTACCCTCTTCCCATAGAGTAACAATAAGTTTTGTTTCTTTTTCATATTCTTCCGTAGAAGAAATGCAGTTTCCGGCCATTATGTATCACTCCTTTTTTGATATAAACCAGTATTGACCTGTGCTACATCCCCAAGGTTGAGAGATACAGGGCAAGAATGGCTTCAGATTCGGCCCTCTCGTTAGGGTCTAGCTTGCGAAGCTTGAGGATTTGTCGAACGGCCTTGGCGTCGTAGCCACGGCCCTTAAGTTCCGTAAATACGTCCTTGATGTCATCGCCTATGGCGGCTTTCTCTGAATCCAAACGCTCGATGCGTTCGATGAAAGAGCGAAGCTCGCTTGCCGGGATACCGGTTTCTTCGGGCGTGAAAGCGTTGATCTGTTCAGACATTATCAATCCTCCTGATCGTCTTCATCCAGCATGTCCAAGATGCGCCTTGCGTCCTCTATGCTGTATGCTGTGTATGTGTTCTCTGGCTGGAAAACACGGGTTAGAACCATGATGGTTCCGACCGCGAAACCGAACCACATGACTGCGGATATGCAGAGAAGCCAGCCGACAACGATGATTGCCAGACCTGAGAAAAGGTCTATGAAGTTGTCTAGGCGTGATTCATGCACGATGATGTATTTAGGCTTGGTCATTACGCCTCACCTCCGCCAGATTATCCCAAGCCTTGCACCCACACCCGCTACTTGTGTCGCATGTTCCATCTTCTAGGAGCATGTTTCCTTGTTCGCATATCTTGCGCGGCGGCTCATCAAGGAATTCAACGATGCGATAGGCCGGCATCTTTCGGCGGAACCTGTTATTCAGAGGTTCTCCTTCTTCGTCGGTCTGATCTTTGTCGATGACGGCCGAGAAGTTATAGCCGTCTGAAGATAGGATAGTCGCCGGCAGAGGCGAACTCGTGAAAACTGTATATTCTCCACCGTAAGGGGTGTACCCGGTCATTCCAACAGGATGAGGAATCTTGACGCGGACGCCAGGCTTCAGACGATCAGCCAAAATCTTGCACTTGAACCGAATGGATACGGCACCCAGACCGGACGCCTTCTGACGGTAAATCTCTCGCTGCTGGCATCCCTCACGAAGCGGGCAGCGATAACATGGTGTAATGCGAACTCCCATTCTCATCCTCCTGCGGCTCGTAGCCGCTTCTCAACGTCTCGCGACGGGGACATGATTGGAATCCAGTCGTCTAGTCTTTCATGGGTTATGTCGATGCGGAACTTGTCGCCAGTGTAGTAGACCGACGATGTATGGACTAGAAACCGATCATCCGGGACGACGTCTGTTTTCTTCAGCATATCGTGTACCGCTTTGGCGACGTTGTCGCAGTCCACTCTGGTTTTGCAACGAGGGATGAAAAGAGCCGTGCCCCAATAGGACGGATCGGGTAGCTTGAACTTGCCGGCCTGTTGTTTCACTTGCCACCATGCCGACGTTTCCCATGCCTGGAACTCGGCAGAACGCACGACTCGGCCTTTCCAGTGTCGCCAAGCCTGATTGACCGATGGCGGCGGCTCATCGATGTATATCGTGATTTGCGTCATTTCATCCGCCAATCACTGGAAACTGGCGAACGCTGAGATCAGAAGGCCACTCGCTAGGCTCTGCCCCGGCGCGGTCACGCAAAGCTATGCCATTGCCGCTATCGTCCTGCGGATTTGACCCCATCTGCTTCTCAAAGACGGCACAACCCGTTCCATCGGCTTGAGAGATTGCACTTCTTCCCCAACTCAAACGGAACGCACGCGCCCTAGCCCCGCCTTGTGAGCTTTCCCCGCCGACGATCAGCCAGTCGAGATCGGCAATCCACGGGGACCAGTCTACAGGGCCTAGCGCCGGCTCATAGGAAACGCCGATTTTCCGGACCACGCCCGAGCGCTTCAAGCGCACGAGTTTATTCATGTCTCGGTTTGCTTCCGATTGATCAACGATCGTTGCGAGGACGATCACGTTCGGCCGGAATCCTGTCCCAGGCACCATGCGCTCGACGTTGCCGACGCGCTTGGTTACCAAGATCCAGTCAAGGTTCGGTGTTTCGACAATGAGCTGCCACAGGTCCATGCGCCATTGGATTGGCACCTCATTGTCGAACACGTCGGCTAGAGAAGCGCAGAAGACGCGGGTGCGCTTTCCTGAAGCCGCCGCCTCGCGGTCCCAGCGTTTAACGCGGTTCCAATTTTGAACATTGGTCCGCCGACGCGGGGCACCCGGTCCCCAATGCTCGCCGCCACTGTAGCGTTGGTCGTATGCCGCCGCGTAGCAATGGTCGCAGCCTGGAGAAACCTTTGTGCATCCGATCCACGGGTTAAAGGTATTATCGGTCCACGCGATCCCCGAGTTCTCACCCATGGTTATTGTCCTTCGGTTCAATCCCTGCCTTGCTCTCGTAGGCTTCCACGTCCTTGCGCTCGTAGACGACGCGGCCACCGACCTTGCGCCATTTCGGGCCATCGCCACGACTGCGCATGGTGTCGATGTGAGCGCGAGGAATACCCCAACGAACGGCGATGTCTGCCGAGGTCATGGTGTCCTTGTGCTCCTTGCGCTCGTAGGCAAGGAAGTCCTTGAGACAGGCGTCGTAGCGGGTTCGCTCTTCCTGGTTCATGGCAGCGATACGGTCCGACGCCAGCGCCATCACCTCGCCAGTAATCGTGCGGCGGTCAGCGTTGGCAAGTGCTACGAGCATAGCCCAGTCGCCTTGCTTGGTTGTCAGGGTATGGGGGCGGGTGTTGTAGCGGGCACTCTTCGTAAGCTTGGTGTCTGTCATAAGGCGGGTCCATAATTGGTGTTGACATTTGGAGTGTATGGTATAGGTTGGAGATTGTCAATTGAAATCCACAGGAGGGATAAGATGGCAAAGCATACACCGGGGCCATGGGTTACGTCGGCCACCGACGACACCGTTGTTATCGACGCCACAGGACGGGAAGTGGCCGCAATTGATGGTGACTATAACGACCCCGACACATGGCCTCAGATGGAGGCTAATGCGCGACTGATCGCTGCCGCCCCTGAGCTTCTTGAGGCCGCGAGGGCTGCTTATGAATGGTTGGATAATCTACCAATCCGACCATCTGGATGCACCGACAGGATGCTGGCTTTGTATTATGCCATTTCTAATGCCGAGGGCCGCAATGACTGACGAAGCGCGCTTCACGCTGGGAGGGAACCTCCCGCCCCTTACCCCATTCGAGCTATCGGCTAAAGAGGCTGAAGACCTCCTTTCCGAAGCCTGCAATTGGGTAGACGGCATGACCGTCGAAAGCCAAGAGCAAGCCGACGCACTAGACGGCCTGCTCGCCCAGATCAAAGCCGCTGCCAAGCTGGCAGAGGAACGCCGAAAGGCAGAGGTGAAGCCATTCGACGATGCCAAGGCGGAAGTCCAAAGTCGATACAATGGCTTGATTGGCGACACTAAGACAACCGGCAAGGGCAAGCTCGTTCTCGCCCAAGAAGCCGTCCTGAAGCTGCTCACCCCATGGCGTCAGAAGATCGACGAGGAAAAGCGCGCTGCTGCTGAAGCGTTGCGCAAGGCTGAGGAAGAAAAGCGCCAAGCCGCCATGGCAGCGTTTGCCAAGGCACGTGAGGCTAACGACCTAGCCGCCAAGCTGGAAGCCGAACGCCTCGCAGCAGAAGCGGCAGCAGCCGAGAAAGCCGCTAACAAGGCAGACAAGGCCGTTGGTCAGAGGACGGGCTTGCGTGTCGTTGTGACGGCTGAAATCACCGACATGAGCGCATTTGCCAAATGGGCTTGGGTTCATGACAAAGCGGCTCTGGAAGAACACTTTGCGGCGCGGGCCAATGATCTGGCTAAAGCTGGACGGCGGGATATGGCCGGCGTCATCGTAACAGAACAGAAGGAAGCACGATAATGAAGGGCAAGACCATTAAGGCTGTCATCGCCAAGAAGATCAACGAATGGGTTTCGTCGATTGACGATCCGGCCGTGTCCGAACTGGCGAAGAAAAACACCATTGTCACGGGCGGCGCAATCGCGTCGATGCTGCTCAACGAGCCGGTAAACGACTTCGACATTTATCTTCGGACCAAAGAGGCGGCCGAAGCTATCGCTACCTACTACGTCAACAAGTTCACCGAAGAAACAAAATGGCCGCTCAAGCTGGAAGTCACGCCAGATCGTATCCGCATCGTGACAGAGCGCGGCCACCGTGGCGAGACTGCCGGCAACCTTGAAATGCTTGGTTCCGACCAGATCGATGATGCTTATGAGCAGGCCGAGGCCATGGCCCTGGAAACGGAAGACGACGGCAAGCCGCCCTATCGCCCGGTGTTCATGTCCACCAACGCAATCACACTCAGCCATCGCGTTCAGATCGTCATCCGGTTCTATGGCGAGCCTGACGCGATCCATGAGAACTATGATTATGTCCACTGCACCAACTACTGGACGAGTTGGGACGGCGCTTTGACGCTTCGCCAGCCTGCGCTTGAATCGCTACTTTCCAAGGAACTGCGCTACGTTGGCAGCAAGTATCCGGTTTGCTCTATCATCCGCCTGCGCAAGTTCATCAAGCGCGGCTGGACCATCAACGCCGGCCAAATTCTCAAGGCTGTGATGCAGATCAGCGAATTGGATCTGACCGATCCGAAGGTGCTAGAAGACCAGTTGACAGGTGTTGATAGCGCGTATTTCATGGAGCTTATGACCAAGCTCCGCGAGAAAGACCCGGAGAAGGTCAACGCGGCCTATCTCGTCGAGATCATTGACCGTATGTTCTAAGGAGGGTCAAGTGAACGTTTATCAGGCAATCGCCGCCGTCATGGCGGAACTGTCCAAGGAAGGCATCTCCAAGGACAGGAAGAACCAGCAACAGGGCTACGCCTTCCGAGGCATCGACGACATGTACAACGCCCTGTCGCCCATCCTCGCCAAGAATGGCTTGTGTGTGCTGCCGCGAGTGCTGGCGCGGGAAACTATCGAGCGCCAAAACAAGAACGGAGGCGCGCTGTTCTACACGACGGTTGAGGTTGAGTTTGATTTCGTCTCGGCTGAAGATGGAAGCAAGCACACCGTCAAGACGTTCGGTGAAGCCATGGACAGCGGCGACAAGTCCACCAACAAGGCGATGAGCGCAGCTTACAAGTATGCCGTCATGCAGGCTTTTGCGATCCCGACAGAGGGTGATAACGACGCGGATGCTCAGACGCACGAGGTAGCGCCGAAAGCTACCCAGAAGCCCGTACAGCCCAAGCAGGAGAAGCCGAAGGCAGATAACCCGTTCGAGGATCCGGCCAAGCCTGCGGGCGATCCTGATGCCGTTGTTGATGATCTCTGCGAACGCATCAGGGTTTGCAGAACTGGCGATGATTTGGACGCGTTAAGAAGTGCGCCGGAGTTCCTGACAGCGTTCAAGAGCCTCCCGCCGTCTCACAAAGCAATGATACGTGAGGCCGGCAAAGCTCGCGAACAGGGCATAGCAGCTGGAAACTAACAAAGGTGAATATCATGACCAAGTATCTTGAAATCGACGATGATGGATTCGTTTGGCGCGTTCCGCTTCAGGTGATTGCGGAGAAGCGAGCCGACTACTATGCCGACGATCCGGACTCGACAAGGGAGCAAGAAATTGCCTTCGTCATGGATGATAATTTTGAAGGTATCGACTGGTATGAAAATAACATGGATTTCGAGGATATTGCGGAGCACGCCAAGCTAGTCCGGCGTCCGGAGGAGAAGAAAAAGCCACGCCAAAACGCAGATGTGGAAATTGTAGAAGTCAAGGATGAATAAAACACCCCTCATCATGCGCCGTACAGCACACGGCCTTTCCCCGGCGTCGTCATACGATGCCGAGGAATTGGACAAGTTTAGTTACGGCGTGGATCTGGAAGTGACCGTCCATCAGCGGCGAAGCGGCAAGAACCATCGCCATTTTTGGGTGACCATGTCGCGCCTCGTTGAAAGCGGAGCAGTTCCGTTCCCAACGGCGGCGCTGTTCGTTGATGCTCTGAAGATGTCATGCGGCATCGTCGAGCAGCGTCAGGCCATAGGAGGGCCACCGTACTTCGTGCCGTCGTCGATCTCGTTTGAGAAGATGGGAGAGGAACGGTTCAAGGAGTTTAAGCGCGATGCCTTTGCGCTCATAGCAAGCCACTATGGGATTGACGCTGCGAACGTGGAGAGGGAAGCAAGATGAGCGCTCGGCAGGAATTTTCACGTAAACAGCGCTCCCAAATCATCTTTCGCGCCACTGGCCCAGATGGCGTTATCGTCTGCGAAGGATGCGGGATGAGGCTGGGAAAGAAGCCTTTTGAGATTGACCACATTCTGCCATGCGCTCTTGGCGGAGAGGCTACGCTAGAAAACGCTCAGCTACTCGGCAAGGAGTGCTGTCACCGAGGTGGGAAGACCCAAGACGATATCCGCATGATCCGCAAAGCCGACAGGCAGCGCGACAAGCACAACGGCGCGATGAAGCCGAAACGGCCTTGGCACTCAGGATGGAGGAAGAAAATGAACGGCACCGTAGAAAGGTGTTGACTTGCGGTTAATGGCGTGTAATATGGGCACATCAACACCGCCACAGCTGATAAGGCAAATGGAGAAGGAGGGTGAGATGAACGAAGGCGATATCAAGTCATTTCTGGACGAAAACCGCGAAAGCATTCTCGCTGAGGTCAAGCGCCGCACAATCGACGGGCTACTTGAAACGCACCGTTGGTCCATCAGCGACGCCATCGCCAAAGAGGTCAACGCGTTCGTTGAGGCTGAAGTCGTACCTGAAGTCCGGAAGTATCTTCAGTCCGAGAAAAGCGCGATTGTTTCAGCCGCCATATCTGGCGCGTCTTTGATTGGCGATGAGATTGCTAAAGGGCTGGCAATGCAGGCCTCCAAGAACCTTCAGTCTGACGGGTACAGGTTCAGAAAGGTGATGTCCGCGTTGTTTGAGAACTGACCTTCCGGTCTGCGCCCTACGGGGCGCTTTCCAGAGCGCCAGTGCTCTAACAGGAGTGAGAAGATGAAGCAGTATCCGACATTGTACACGGTGGCGGGCCTTCAGCGTACGCTCGGCGACGGATGCGCAAAGAAAGTCAACGGGCATTGGTATCCATGCCGATCTGTTGGCTATCCGTCGGTAGTTTCTAGTTTTCGCATCGCATGGGGTGTTTTCACCGGGAAGTATGATGCTTTTCAGTGGCCCGGCGATCAGTAATGATCGGCCCCTGCATCGCCGGTCCATATGATGGCGAGATCATCACCATGGACAAAGACCAGTTCCACGCCAAAGATGGGAGCCTATACCTCTGGCTTCCTATCTTGGTAGATGGCAAGGAACGGACAGGCGTTTGGCGTCACGAGTACATCAGTGACGGGTTTGGCATTGATGAGCTTGTGAGGGGATACAGGAGGGGCAATGATGGATCTGCTGAAACTTGATATAGCCATTGCCGAGGCTCGCGAGTTCCTGTCGCTGGCCCGTGAGGCTGGAGACAAGCTTCACACCTACAATGACTCATGGCGCGACAAGTACCCCATCGACGAATGCGCCAAGGTCAGGGCTAAGTCGCTAGACCTATATCGGTCACTTGTTGACCTTCGGAGAAAAGAGGAGAGGAAGAATGTCTGAGAAAAAATACATAACTATCGAAGTCGAGTACGGCGTTGGGTATGGAACACATTCAACCGCCATTGACGTAAATGAAGATGCGACAGCGGATGAAATCGAAGAAATGGTTTCAGATGCCGTTCGTGAGCGCCTATGGTGGACATGGGCCAAGCCTGACGGTGACGAGCAGGAAGAATGATGTACCTGTCAGAGCGCCGCCGTGTTGAGTCCGCCATCCTTCCGCGCCTGCTGCTCGGCATCGTGAACGATGGAGGCTACCGCGCAACTGATGAAGACGGCACTGTCGTGGAACAGGGTGAAGCGGAGTACGTCGCCATCCTCCGAACCAACCTCACAGAAGCCTGTTTCGAGGCCCTAAGCGGCCTATCAGAGAAAGACGCTGTGAAGGTAGCCCGACGCATCGACAAGCTCGCTACGTCCATATTCGATGAATGGCGCGGCCAACCTGCGGCCAAGTATGGCATTGCCGTCATGTCGCTCATCCGCGACCTTCACGAATCCGGTACGCTGATGATTGTTGATGGCTCGCACATGCATAAGGCTTACGATGCCTTTGCGCCTATGCTGGATGATGCTTTGGAGGAAGAACGGTTAGCTGCGGCTGGCGAGAAAAAGGGCCGGCAGTTGTTGCGTGATTTGCAACAACTTGGACTGTTTACGTAGGAGAGAGATGATGGATAACCAACCAGTCGCTTGGCTTCATACGATGCACTTCACAGACGTTGGCGAAACTGATGAGCGCGTCACGTTTAGCGACAAAAACGCTTACGGCATTCCTGGGCGCCACTACTCAGAGACTTTCGAAGTGACGATTGAGCCGCTTTACAGAAAGCAGTCCGTGAAGGTAAAGCCGCTTGAGTGGAAAACTTTCGGCAAAGGATGCTGGAGAGCTGAAACCATATTCGGGCGCTACGAAATCATGGACATTGGGCCGGAACGTATCTGTTTAGATATCCCGAAATCTGCACGTTCCCTCTCATTTCATGTGGCATTCGATGAAGCGTTTGTCTCTGCTCAAACTGACTACGAGGCGCGCATCCTGTCAGCTATCGAAATCACTTGATCGCAAACAGCATCTTGAGCAGCGTTGGCGCAAATGTCGCCAGCGCGCCAAGGGCCATGAAACCTAGACCGATGGCATACTTTGCTCCACGGGCTGATGCAACGAGATCAGTCAGGCCTCGAATGGACGAGCCGAGATCCTTCATTTCATCTCGAAGCTCTTTCATCTCGTCGCTCATATAGCGAACTTGTATCTCGACAGCGCGAAGCCTTTCGCGCATGTCATAAGCCTCATGCTCGGTCATGACAATGTACCCCCCGCGCTCATTGTGTGAACGGTCGGGAGGCTGTTCACCCTCATAGCCTCTGGGCGGCTTGTAGCTTGCCATACCGTAAGAACACGTACCGGCGTCGAATGTTCCAAGAGGCACTGACTCATTCATTTGCATCCCAGCCACAAAACTTCATGCCCCTGGCGTTGTGATCTCGCATCCACTCTTTCGACTGGCGATCCATCACAGCGTATTCGGCTTCTGTCGGCATCCGTGGCGCGTTGAGCATGCACCAATCAGGTTGTGCCTTACTTGCGCACCCAAGGTCGGTTAGCCCTATCGAGATCAGCATCAGACATGCGATCGGTCTCATTCTCGATTTCCTTGCTCTGTGACAGGGCTTTGTCGCGGGCCTTGGCCTGCTCAGCCTTAGCAGCCTGATTGCCCTCAGCGCGTCCCTTGAGGAACGCCAGGGCTATGGCGACGATGAGGCCACCAGCTGCGGCGAGGTAGAACTTGAACTTGGCGAACAGGGCGGCAATCATGATTTGAAAGCCTCCTTCACGCTCTTGACCGTATCGACGATCTGCTTGTGAAGAATAAGGCCGACGATGGAGCCAACCATCAGGAAGCCACAGATCACTAGGACCACCTGCCATTCCTTGAAGAAGGCCGACAGGGCGGCGATGGATGTCAGGCCGCCTAGCTGTGTGATGCGCTCCCAGAAGCCGGCCGTCTGCGTTAGCGGCTTGTCGAGCGCTGGCGGGGTGACAGGCTCGATCTTGGTTTCGACCACCGGGCCGGCGGTGACCTTCGTATCAGACAAGGCAGCAAGCGCCATGTGAAGCGCCGAGCGCGTCTGCGGTCCGTCTAGGCCGTCAACATCGCCTTTGTAGAGACCGTCCCCCTTCGCACCCGCCTGAAACGCCCTGATGTCATCCGGCTTGAACCCGAGCATGACAAGCGCGACCTTGGTGTAAAGGTCGAGGCATTCCGTCAGGCCGTTGGTACCGCCATTGATCTTGCGGCGGATCATCTCGTTGTTTCCGCTGTCGGCGTAGCGGTTTAGGTTGCGCGTGGACCAATACCAGATCGGAGCAATACCTTCCCATGGGTCGGTCAGGATGGCGTCAGGATCGGCCACGAAGTCGGGCGCGTCAGGGCTGATGTTGGCTCGGCACCAGTCACGGTAAGCGGTATAGTTGGCCTTGCCGGTCACTTGGATGCCGGCGCGTCCACGATAGAGGAAACCATCCCCATCAACAGCCGGCGTGTTGCCCAAGTCTTTGCGCGTGTCGTAGCGCTTTTGAGCCGGCGTCGGCCCCCAGATTTCCTTGTCGTAGCGAAAATTTCCGCTCTCATGCAGGATCTGCGGCAGGAACTGCGCAAGACGGTGAGGAACAAGCAGGCCGAACGTGTCGCCATACTTCTCAAGAGAACCAATGACGCTTTGGGCGTTCTGAAGTGCCGGAGACTTGAGAGGCCCTGTGACGGCTTGTACGATATCAATGATATGATTCATGTTTGGAACTCTTGTTATGCCGGCCAGCCGGTGGCGTTAAACGCTTAGTCGTCGGCAGGCGGTGCATCGTCGGTCATCGTCTCGGCTGGCGGATCGACCGGCACACCATCAGGCTGATATCCAGGTTCAAACCCGCGCGCCCCGCAGTTATTGCAGTACCAGTAGAGGTACGGGGGCTTGGTTCGGGTGCGCTGCTCAATATTGGTTGAACCGCACGAAGGGCAATAGAGGGTCATGTGCTGTTACTCCCATGCTAAGTCAATCGCCGCCTCTCGCTTTGAGACAGCAGCAGCAAACTCGGTCTGGATGGCGGCGGCTACCGCTACGGCAAGGCTTTCTCCGTCATGCAGGTTGGCAAGCGACAGGCGGGTAGCAAGCGCCGCCACAGTCGCGTTGAACTCAGCCCACGCAGCTGCCGTCGCGGTCTCTGGAGACGCAGCTGGAGCATCATCTGCCACGACGACACCACTGGCCAATAGCTCGGCCCAAGCGGCCGGCTTATCGGCTGCCGAAATCAGGATAGCGCCATCTGGCGTTGTCACGACGCAGGCCGTATGGTCTTCGTTTGCCCACTGAGCAGATATGATATCCATCACGCATATTCCTCAACTGTTAGCGTCCATCGCGCCGCTCCGCCCCACTTTCCAACGCCTGCGTAATCGGCGTTGAGATATAGAGTCCCGGAACCGGGGCCAGCGCGAACCGAAAAGTTTACGGGTGACAAGCTGGTTGGAGTATGTTTCGAGGAGAGCGCCGTCGTGTCCATAGTGTAGCTGTTGGCTTGGCTTAATTTCCCGGTTGCTATGCATGTACTTTCGGCAAACATCGCAACGGTCGCTTGTCCGGCAACTGCCGAAGACGAGCTTCCAACTGCTGTTGCCCTTACAATTATGGTCGATCCGACCTTTTTCGGCGTATACGAGATCGACAAAATTTCGGTCCCCTCAGAAATCAAGGGGATGGTGTTGTCAAACGGGATGACTGCAGTCACCGACGATTGGGTCGTGTACTCGGCGTATGCAAAGCCCAGTGCTATTGATCGAGCGGTCAGCACGGCCGCCAGCTGGCTCGGGCTGAGTGCCGCTCGCTTGGTCAGCACTCCACCGTTCCAATCGCTTTGCGATAGATACGCCGCCTCGTTTGCCGGGATGTAATCCACCATCCGCCAGACCGTCGCACTGTCATGGACGACGATCGCCATGTCTCCGGCCGCTGCCCGGATATCCGCCCCGCCTTTGCAGATGAGGTTTGCACCGTTAGTGATTAGCGGATCGGCGGCAAACCGCAACAGATACGGAACATTGTCCGAAGCCCCTGCCGTGCCGAAGCTAGTGATTGCCGTGGTACCAGTGATGACGAGGTTGCGGCTTGCTTGCGCACCGAGATTGACCGTCGAGGCAGACGCTACGTTTGTCCAAGCGCCGAGCTGCGGCAGATCGTCAAGCGTTGCATCAAGCTGCGCTTTGGTCACAGCGTCCTGTGCGCTCGCCCCATCTGCAAGGCCGGTAATCTTGAACCCGCCCATCGCCAGATCAGCCAGCATCCCGCCCGTGCCATTGCGCGCAAGCGAGCCAGTCAACATTTGTATAATGTCGGCAATCGGTGTATTATGCTGGACGGCACGAATGGTCGTGCCCGGCGTAGCGACGTATACCGGATCGGTGGAGGCGTTGCCGTTTGAATCACGAGGCATCAGGGGGACTCCATGACGAACGACGAGTTGAGACACATTGTAGAGAATACGCGCATGCTTGAGAAGCTACGCGTTGACCTGTGGTTTATGTTTACAATCATTGTTGCGCTAGGTCTCATCGTTGTACTTCGTTAGCGTTGGCACCCTGACTGCCAAGGGCCGCCGCGATGGCGTTGATGACACCTTCGTTCTGGGCGTATGGGATTGTTCCGCCGTTGCGAGCTAGTGCCTTCGCTATTTCGATGTTTCTTTGCTGCATCGCAGAGGCCAAGCCGCGAGCACCATAGCCAGCGCCGGACATTCCCGCGCCCATCGCCGCGCCAAGGCTAGGCCCCGCCATAGCGTTGCCAACCATAAACGGGATACCGAACGTAGTCGCCCCAGAGACAGGACCAGTCGGGGCGATGCGGCCAATATTGCGCATGGCGTTTTGAGCGGTTGTGCCGCGCCCAACATCCTGAATGGCCTTTATCTCGGATGGAGACCAGCCGACTTCTTGCCCCTTGACGATCTTTTGGTCGAGACCGCTATACTGACGGCGAACGGCGTTTTCGCGGCCCGATGCGCTGAACTGGCTCGACTTTGCGTCTCCAAGTTCTTCAAGCTGCTCTAGTTTCTGCCCTTTCATGGCGCGCTGATAGAGGGCGCGGGCTTGATCCAGCTCCGGCGCTAGAGGTGCCGTAAAATCATCGAAGGTGCGTAGCATCTGGGCAGCAATGCGCCGTTCCTTTCCTTCCGTGCTCATGACGGCATCAGCCAGAGTTTCACGAACAATCTGCATCTGCGTCGGGTTCATCTCAAACCCTGCGTAGTCGTCGAGAAGGTTCATGGACTCGGCAGCGCGAGGGTAGGCAGTCGAGACCCGGCCCTTTGGCGTGATGAGCTCGTTGTCGCGAGCGATTTTCTTGATTTGGCCGGCAAGGTCGGATGTCATCTGAGGATCGGCCATCACACCGCTACTCTCAGCCTTGCGGTACAATGCGCCGGCTTGCTCCTTGAGTTGCTGGACGGATGGAATCGACGCCATCTGAGCTTTCTGGGCTGAACGGCTCGATGCCGCGCCAATGCCGCCGCCAGCAAGAGCGCCCACAACCATCTCAACCGCGTCTGCTGCGCTTGGGTTATTCGGAGAAATCTGTTCGGTCGCAGCACCGCCCGCGCCGCCGGCAAGCGCCGTTCCTAGGCCAGCGGCCAACTCGCCGGCTGTGCGAGCCCCATACGCAACAGGAACGGAAGCCGCACCTACAGCCCTAGAAACACGACGGGCGACTTGCTGCCCCGCATCTTCAGTCGGGGCGTAAATTTCAAGCCCCTTCGCTAGGCCGGCTGACCCGCCCAATGGCTCAGAAGATGGCTGGTAATCTGTGCCGAACGCCTGGTTGATCCCCCAAAGAGCTGGGGCGACAAGGAAGTTGTTAGCCGCATCGATAGGGAAGCCAAGGATGTTCGCCAATCCCTCGTTTAGGCCCGACCCAATTTGGCCGACATAGCTCCTCTCGTAGGCGCTCGGTTCGGCAGCGGTGAGGATCTTCTGATCTTGCGGCCCTTGCATGGATTCGATTTCTCGCGCAAGGATAGCCGCGCCCTCGGCATCACCGGCCGCGTCGGCGTTTACAAGAGCGCGCTGAAGCTGTTCAAGCGTTGCCATTACTGACCACCGTATTTCTTGAGAAGCTCATCGACTTTTGCCTTATCGGCACCAAGCCCAAGAGTTGAGCGGCTTGTGCTCGTTGGTTGAGAAGCGCCAGCCGGAGCCTTGAAGCCTTCCAGCGGGTTCTTCAACTCACGAATGCGCTTGCGCCCTTCTGCCGGCGTGATGGCGCGGTCTGCAACCATGTCGGCAATCTCGCCCATCTGGGCTTCATACTGTGCGATGCCGGCCAAGGTGTCCAAGATGACCTGATTACCCCCGGGCTGGTTGATGAGGCGAGGCAGCGAGGCGCGATACATGGCGATATCGGCATCAGACATCGGGCCAGATCCGGGGGTGCGCTGCTGCGGCACAAGGCTTTCGATGATGGACGAAGCGGCTTGGATATCGCTCAGCCCCTCGGTATTGATGCCCCACTCGCCAGCCGCCTGTTTGAGAGCGGCAATCGGACCCTGCGGGGATGTGGCAAGCAGCTCACCGAGACGGCCAACCTTCGCCAGTTTGGCGCGGGCCTGCATGCCGGCATCAGAGAGCGCGGCGAATGTCTCGGCATTCTTCTTGTCGAGGTTTTCGTAGAACTTGTCACCCTCGCCCATGTTTACAGTGGTCGATGCCGCGCCGGCTTTCTTCTGGCTCAAGATCCAGTCCTGAAGTGTGCCGGTAAAGCCCTGCGCCTTCGCCGCCTCATATTCGCGCATGTCGTCAGTCGGACGATTTTCGTTCTGCCGGCTGTCGTAGATCGGCTTGTAAGTGCGTGGGTCAAGCAACACACCGCCGACCTCAATCGGCTTTATTTGCGGATTGCGCATCTGTTCAAGCTCAAGCTGCGCCTTCTCAAGGCCCATGCGATACGCCGGGTCTTGCTGCTGAAGCTGCTGCTGAATGAGCGCATTCACCACAGCCTTGGCACCTTCCGGCGCGTAGGGATCGGCGGCAAGCTCCATCAGTTGGCCGATGGACGGTGCGACTTGAGGCTGAGTGCGCGGCATCTGGCCAGTCAGTGCCTGCGCAACGGCCTGCTGCCCATTCGGCGCGCCCTGTGTCGGCATTGAAGCGCCACCACCGAGCAATCCGGCGATCTGGCGAAGAATAGGCGTGTCCGTCTTTTGAACGGGCGACTGGCCTCCGTAGAATGCAGCCGTTGCGGCAGGTGCAAGCGTAGCGCCGGCATTGAGGCCAGCGGCAGGGCCGATTGCGCCCGTAGCGGGATCGTAGTTCATGCCGGCCGTGTTTACCGGCTGTCGAGGCTGCGGCATGGGCTGCTTTCCTGCCTGTGTTGGTACCATTGCGGCGGCTGGCTGCGGCATCAGGTCGGGATTTGTGCCCATGAGCGCGGCGGCAACTTCGGCCTGCGGGTTAGAAGCGCGCGGGTTCGCGCCGCCAGGAAGGTCCCAACTATCGCCGGGGATGACTTGGCCATCTGCCGGCGCGTAAGCCATAGCGTCGACCGATTGAGCGACAGTCGATCCGTCGCCGCCCTTCTTAGCCGCCCACTGCGCAAAGTCTCCGGCTGTCATATCGGCAAGGAATGGATTGGCCTTGATGACCGCGCTAGACACAAGCGAAGTCATAGGCGTTTCAGGCGGGGCGGTCAGAACACGAGGCGCGGAGCCGGCACCAAGAAAGTGAGCCGCATAAAGCGAACCGCCACTGATCGGCACCCCCGAGTTTTTCAGAATCTCGGCATTGTCCAGCGTGAACGCCTGCATTGCCAATTCCTGCTGTGCCGGGTCCATCCTGCCATCATCAGTCAGGCCAAGCGCCGGGTATTTCTTCATGAGATCCGACCACGTTCCGTCCGTAAACTGGTATAGGCCGGAAGCGGACGAATTCGGGTTCTTGGCGTTTGGATTGCCTCCACTCTCAGAACCGCGTGTTGCAGCGAAGTAATTCTGAGGAATGCCATTCACAAACCCGGAAGCTATCGGCGAGCCGTCAGGAGAACCAGTCATGCTAGGCGGGACAGCCGGCGAGCCCGTTCCTGTTGAACCGACATAAGGAGAGCCGCCAAGCGAAGGCGAAAGCGCTGCAAACTTCTGCTGCCAAGCGTCCTGCCCGGCCTTTTCAGCCTGCCCAGCGCGGTACTCCTTGAATGCGCCAGCGGCGGCATTGGCAACGCGGCCAAGACCTTCCAGCCACGAGCCTACGGGCGCGTAGCTGCTGCCTTCCTTCATTAGAGATGCCGCAATCGCCCGCTGCTGCGCTACCTGTTCCGGGGTAAGCTGAGCGCCGCCCTGTCCCCAGATGAATGCTTGGGCCATCAGAACATCCCCTTCAACAAGCCGAATAGGCCGGGGCTTTGAGTGATGCCAGTATCAAAGCTCGCATCGCCGTATGAAGCGCTAGGAACCGTCGTCCGACCAGAGTTGGCGAGCGCGTTCGCCACAGCCGTAGCCGGGTCCTGCTGTGCCATTTGCTGGTTGTTCATGTACGCGCCAGCGGCGGCCTGAGCCAACCTGCCCATGCCTTCCATCGTGCTGCCAACCGGGGCCATGCTTGAACCCTGCTGGCGAAGCGCGGCGATCTGTTCCGGCGTCATCTGCTGGCCGTTAGGGCCCCATACGAAAGGAGACTGCATCACCTCACCTCCGCATAGAGAACCTTGAGATATCCGCTCGGGTCCATCACCACGGCTTCAGGCTGCTTTTCGGCAAGCTCCTGAGCCATAACGCCCATTTGTGGGGTAAGATCGCCGATGAAGTTATAAACGTAGATCGGCGTTCCGTTGAATGTTTCACCAACCTTGCGGATGTTTTCCTTCAGACGCCTGTCAGAAAATGCAGAAATGCCAGCGCCTAGGAGACCGAATAAACCTCCCATAGCAGATCGGCTATTAGCCAAGTCCGCTTGGTACTTCTGGTTAACGAGGCCGGTATAATCCACGCCAGCGACCGGCGTCTGGCTGGTTGCGCTTGTTGCAGTATTCGGCCCCGTCACCTGAGATCCGCTCATCAGCGCCGAAATCGTATTGATCGGCGCGTTGTACGTGCTCAGCGCCTCGTTATAGGCCTGCTGGCGGCCGGTGAGGGCAAGTTGGTTGAGCTGATCGGTGTTGGCGTTGGTAAGCCGCTGCATCTCTGCATTCCACGCGGCAGAGCCTTCGCGGATGCCCTTCGCGGCAAGGGTCGAGCGAAGCTGGTCTTCGTTCTGCTGCTGCTGCTGGAGAATACGCGGGGACGCCAGATCATAGGCCCACGTCTCAGCCGAGTTGTTGTCGAACGTAAACGGCTTGTCCAGGTACTCATTGAGGAATGCCGACTGATCGTTAGCGATGGTTGCTAGATTGAGCTGCGCGCCTTGCGTTTGGTCTAGGACTGCCTGCTGAGCATCACTCAAAGCCGTGGTCTGAGTATACTTCGGCGTTCCATCCGACCAAGTACCGGTCTGAGTGGTGGTTATGTTGCCGTATGGAGTAACGTAGTCAACGGCGTTGAGATTTGCTTGCGCAATCGCCGTTTCCTTGTTCATCTGACCCTGTGCGGCGGCGGTAGCCTCTGGCGAAGGCGGTTCTGGTGTGCTCACCATATCATTAACCCTTGACTATGCTGTTGCTGTGATATATCAGTGAACATCCAGTTCAAGGAGACGCGGCGATGGGCGGGAACATTCGGAGATTTTGGAGTAAAGTAGACCGAAAGGGGCCAGATGACTGCTGGGAATGGCTTGGTCATCGTCATGTTCGTGGCTATGGGATTTTTTTGGTGTAACGGGAAAAATGAGAGAGCCAACAGGATGGCCCTCATCTATTCCGGGATAGAGCCAGCCGACGATTCTCTTATATCCCTTCACTCCTGCGATAATCCTCCATGCTGCAACCCTGCGCATCTTCGCTGGGGAACAAATGCGGATAACGCCAATGACAAAGTGCTTCGCAAGCCCGCCAAGGGTGAGCAGTCCCATAATGCGACTATAACCAACGCAATCGTCGCTGAGATTTACCGCCTGCGCCTTTCCGGAAAGACCAGCCCCGAGATTGCCGAATCCCTCGGTCTCACCAAGACGCTCGTGATGAACATCTACACAGGGCGCGCTTGGAAGCATCGGCTGGGCGTTGACGGGAACCCGACGATTGATGAACTTCGGGCGTCCAAGCCAAGCAAACCTCGTATTGCTCACAACAAGGTTGTTACCGATGACATGGCCGATCAGATCTTCAGATGCCGCATGGATGGGTTGACGGCCAAGGAGACTGCGGAGAGATTGGCCCTGCCGCTGGGAACCGTATCGCCGATCTACTGTGGTTTGGCATGTCGCCACCGTCTTGGTGTTGACGGGAACCCGACATTCGATGAGCTTCGCAGCGTTATCGCGATCCCGAAGAATCTTGTTCTTCTTGATGACGATATCCGCGAGATCATTCGCCTTCTCAATGAAGGATACACGGGCAGGAGCATAGCCGAAAAGTTCGGCGTCAGCACCGCAACCATATCCAACATAAAGAATGCGAAGCGCCGATGAGGCCATCAATTCGTCTCCACTTCGATTAGATCGTAGAGAGGCGGAACATTACTTTCCATCCGTCCTAATCTACGTTCCCAATCTTCCTTCAGAATACCGACCAAGACACCGTCCCGGCCAGGACCGAACTGGTTGCGCAAGAGACCTTCAACCTCACCGCCAAGACGTTCCGCGTATCGGACAATCGATGTCTGTTCGGTGATAACTGTCAGCCTGACGCAACCAAGGCTCTGATAGGCATAATGGTGGATAACCGCCAGGAGGCCCTTCGTCCATTTTGTGCCGCCAATGGTAACATGAGCGTCGAATCCGGTCCAGACATTGATTATCACTCCATTGACGATAACCCCGTCTATCTCCGTGCCGATTGCGACATAAGGAGGAGTCGGCTTGCGGCCAAAGATATTGTAGACGAAATCCGCGACACCTTGCCCCCTCACATATCTAACGCTCATCGCATCCTCGCGAACTCGCCAAAGTGTGCTTTAGAGGCCTCTCTATATGCATCAGCCGCTAGCTCTTTCGTTTCAAAAAGACCAAGGAAGCGGGAATCTCCACCTATCGTTATTTGAGCGAGCCATTTCATCTTGTTCCTATCCCAACATACTCCCTTGTACCCGCTCTTATTGTCAGACCGCACTCCAGCGTTCTGCATGTTTTCGGATCTAGTTGCTTCTCTTAAATTCTTCCACCTATTGTCGGATCTATTCCTGTTTCTATGGTCAATCTCGTCTTTAGGCCATTCGCCTGTGACGATTGCCCATATGACTCTATGTGTTTTATAAACCACTCCATGCACAGCGCCCTGAAGATACCCATTCCCATCCGCCGTTTTGAATGCCTCTGCCCCAGCATAACGCTTATTCCACGTCAGTGCATACCGCTTATCCGGGAATGTATCTTCTGGCCTAGGCAACCAAAACAGCTTTCCGGTCTCCGGTTCATAACGCAGCAGCTTGCGAAGTTCTTCAGGCGTCGGTATATTCTTGTCTGTCATGGCGTTCTCTCCACGCTGTGATTTAAGGCGGGTTGAGCGTTACAGCGCTCCCCGCCTTGCTTATTATGCCCCATAAAGGACCGGAACTAAAGCTCTAGCTAACTATCTGCGCTACCTGATAGGTCACATCGCTTTTGATGATCTCAACATCGAGAGGCACGGTTGCGCCGCTCGTGACCTGAAGACTTGGCGCGAGAGCATAGCCGGTTCCTCCGACAGAGTGCCACTGCATCTGCATGATCTTGTCTTGAGGGCTAGACCATATAGACGCATCCCATGTGGCTGCATCCCAGACCGGTAGGCCAGTAATGATGGAATCGTCTGGCGGGTCCGACAGGTAGCTGTTGAAATCGAACTGGCAGCTAACCGACTCGTTGACAGCGGCACGAGCGCGCAACGTATGACGGGCCATCTCGGCAATCTTCAGCGAGGCAGGCTCACCCATGTCGTTGAACAGCGGCACGTACTTGCCGATGTAGCTGACGCCCTCGTCAGCACCGGTTACGTTGGCTTGCACCACACGTCCGGCCGCAGACCCGAAGTAAAGGCCGCCTTGGAACACGCATAGGCAACGAGCATCCCATCCTGTGAACGGTGCCCATGCCCCTGTTCGGGCATTGGCAACGAACACGCGGGGCGTTTCTTCCGTGGTGTAGGCAGGTGCCACCACCATCATTTGACCGTCAGGCCAGAGCGTGCACGCCCAATTGCCGATGCGGATGCTGACGGCTTCGTTCCATGCCTCTTCGATAGGATAACTGACCGCTGCCGGCGAGAGAGCAGCCACGTCGCGCTGTACGGCTTGTGAAACGGGGATCATGCCGATCTTGGTCGCGATGATGATGTCACCTCCGGCCCTGATCCACGCCTTTGGCCCGAGAGGGTCGCCAATGCGATAGAGACCGACCTTGGACCACGACGCCGTGTCATTCGGCGATAGGCCCTGGTAAACGGCAACCTCGCCTTCAGACGATACAAAGATGCACTGCTCTGACAAGCCACCCTGTGCGCCCGCATCAAGAGACCACGTCTCGCCAAACACCAGCGTACCGCCGCGAGGCATGACACCGCCGAGGGGAAAAAGGTCTAGCTCACCTCCGACCTGATCGACAGGCAGGTACCAGACGTTGAGGCTTTCCTTCTCGACGAAATAGAGCCTCTGCTTATAGTTCCAGACGCAGCAGAGATCCGCCGTCGTCAGCGTTGAGCCAACCGGAAAGGTGATGGACGCTGCGGTGAACGTCGTCCCGTCATAGAGGAAAGCCGGGTCAACACCATTGACGCCGACGAGGAACACACCGCCAGCCGTTGAGAACTGAACCACAGACCAGTCGCCGCCTGTTTGCGTGCCGAGAACTACCGTAGGAGTCCCACCTACTGTCACGTCATAGATGGCGCTGGCATTGGCTGCGAATAGCTGTTCTGTCCCGCCTGACGAGTAGGTAAACATCGCCCAGACGATATCTTCGTCGTCCGGCAGTGTGGCATGAAGCGACGAACCGCGCCGAAGCGTTGCGCCGGTCGCGGTCGGAAACCAGTTTTCGAGAAGCTCAGCACCCTGCGGACCGTCCTGCGGGATAGCCAGGGATCGGTTCTTGATCCAGCCGGCGACAGGGGCAGGGAATGAGCCAAGCTGGCTTGTACGCTTCTTGGGCTTTGAAGGCGGGCGGAATACCATTGGTCAGTGCCCCAACTCAAACGGCCAGCCTACCGGCACATTGCCAAACACGCGGCCGCCCTTGCGAATGACGCGAGAGCCATTGTCGCGGCCAGAGGCTTCCGAGAATGCGAATTCGAACGCCGTCTGTTCGTCGGACGTGTCCAGCTTCTTCATCTCGCGCCACTTCCACAGAAGTCCAAGCGTCAGCAACCGCTCGTCGAGAACGAAGCTGTCAGAATCCGTCGTGAAGGCTTCCTTGAGCGAGTTGTCGTTGGCTCGGGCATAATACTTGGAAACGTACGGGTACTTTGCCACGCGGCCATCTGACGGGGCAGGGTAGAACTGGAACTCATCACTGAGAATGATCCAATATCCGGGTAGGACGGCGAGATAGCGCCCGTTCTGGATTTGTGTCCACTCGTTCAAGTCACTGACGTTGGTGTAGTTCCAGAACCATGTATCAAGATCAGACACGGACGAACCGAGCGACATGCGGTCAAAGTCTGCCGGCTTGGCAAAGCTGGTTGTCGTGCCGTCTCCCGTGATCGTCGCGAACTTGGTGAGAGCCTGCCAGTCGTGGCCGCCCGCGATATCATGGGCGAGATCATTGACAAGCTCCACCATCTCCATTTCGAACGTGCCTTGCGACGAGAAGAACGTTACGGGCTTCTTGCCGATTAACCGAACCGCCGCGCTCTGCATCGCCGCAAGGATTGTCATTCTTCAGGCTCCTTAAGCCGTAAGCTCTTTCGCCATGCTCACCAGCGTCTCATGCGACGGATTGCCGCGAGGCTTGCCGGCACCGGACTTCTGAGCGATCCATTCCTTGAGATCGTCATCCGCCATGGCCTCGAAGTCAAGATCGGCCTTGCGCAATGCCTCGTCGATTTCCTTCGGCGTGGATTCCTTCTCAGGAATGGCGATCATCGCCTTGAGCGCGGCAATCTCAGCCTTCATGGCGTCGATCTCGGCCACGGAAGCACCAGACTGCCGGCTACGAAGATACTCCGTCGCCATCTGCTTCAGCACATTCGCGTGCATCCCAAGGCTGCGAAGGTTCTGGCCTTCGAGGCTGGCAAGCCCTTCGATGCTGTAGATCTTGAGAGCGCGGCAGAGAGAAAGCTGCGAGGGGGTGATTCCCTGACCGGAAAGGTTCTCCAGCGGCGTACCGGACGCCATCTGCTGATTGCCTTCCATGAAGGCGCGGTACTGATCAGGCCAGCGCTCGGCATATGTGATGATGCGATGACCATCACGCATCCACTGCGCATCGGCAGGGAATACCGGGCTATAGAGCTTGGAGCCGCCGATGCGGACCTCTACGCCGACGAAGGTTTCCATGACGGCATGGCCTTCACGCTCGGACGCGTTGACGTTCTCACGCGTGAAGTACTTGAACAGTGGGGTTACCGCTAGATCGGTAGTGTCGATGGGGACAGAGAGAGACATGGTGTTTTCCTGTGGTGATATGAACATACAGTATAAAGCGAAAGAGGCGGCACGTATGCCGCCCCTCGTCTTGTGTCTGAGCCTTACGGGGCGGTGCCCTTAGTGGCCCAGAAGCGGTCACCCGTCGCCATGTCATAATTGTAGACAGTCGAAGGCGGCGCATACCAGCCACCTGAGCCGGCCGCTGCCGTCACGTTGTCAGCACCGGTTACGGTAATGGCAAGCTGCGTGCCCGGCGACGTAGCCTTTGTAATGGCCGCAGAGGCCTTCACCCACATGCGCTCACGGCCATCAGAGCCGAAGCAGATAGTTCCAAGCTGCGGGGAGCCTACGCGGTCATATGAAGACCCAGAGGCGGCAGTAACAACCTGTTCCACATCCGGGCCAAGCTGCGGAGTAATCCTGAATACCATTTTCGTGTTCTCCTTAAGCCGTGACCAACCTGATCATAAATAGCGGATTCTCGACGACCATCTGGCCAGACCACACGATACCCTGTGCAATCGCATCCTGATTCACCGGGCGGATACCGTCGCCAGGATGGAACGGGACGAACTCCTGACCGGGGAACGTGTAGATGCTGAGCGAGGACGTATCGAGGCCGAACGCGGTGTTCGCGGGCATGACGTTGCCAACGCCACCAGCGGCGACCAGATCGACGAGACCGGCCGGCGTGTGGTAGGCAAGGCCAGCGTAGCCAAGGCGCGCAGAACGCTCGGTTGCAATGCGCTGATGGGCAACGAACGAAGCCGAGACAGCCTGATAGCTGTTGGCATCGAAGATCCAGAGATCCGGATACTGGCTGTTGCGCGAACGGTTGAGCGTGATCCGCTCGATGATCGGGCGAGCCGTGGTCGAATCCCAGGTCGTGCCGATGTCACTGAAGTCGGTGGACACCGTGTAGGTGGTGGTGCGCCAGTTGGCGACCTCCGCACGGTCAATGCCGCCATACGTGCCGGTATTGGCAACGATGGGGATGGCGCCGCCGAAACCGATCATCTGCCGACCGCCGTTGGCCGTTCCGTCACCGACGATGGCGGTTTCAAACGCCTCGCGGGCCGCCTTTTCGGCAGACTGCACGTAGTGCTGCATCAGATCGATGACTTCTTCTTCACCGCGAGTGTAAAGAAGCTCGGTGCCATTCAGCGAGAACGGGGCAACGACACGCGACCAGTTGAACACCGCAGAGTTGAGCAACTCCTTCGGGGTGAACTGGATGATATCGTAGCCAGTGAACCACTGTGCAGTCAGCTTGTCGAACTCGACGGGAATGCGAAGCTCCGGGCCGCCGGCTCGCTTGGTCTGAATGCGCCCCTGGTCGCGGAGAATGCGCGTCAGAGGCGTGGCGCTGTAGACGATGTCCTGGATGTCTCGCGACCGCTTCGCGACTGCGGCGGTCAGGAGCTGCCGGTACTGCCGGTCAGAAGTGATTGCCATTTTTCACAACCCTGTGGTTATGCGGTGAGTTTTCGCATTTCCTTGCGAAGCATCTCACGCAAGTCTGTTTCCCGATCATCCGTGGCAGTGTCCGCGCCATTGCTTGGGGCTCCACGGACGGATTTCTTGCCAGCGTCAGGATTTACAGGACGGGCTGCTACTTCGGAGTGAGTTTCGTCAGTGTCTTCCGGCATCTGCTGCATTGAGGCGCGACCGCCAGCCATGCGATATGCTTCCGAAAGCTTCTGTTCGTAACTCAAGCCTGAACCGTATATACCATCAATCACCTTGCTTTCCAAGATGGCTTTGATCTGTGGTGCAAGTTGTTCAAAGTCTGGATGCGACTGAGCGAAGCTGTTGACCACCGGAACGACGGTCTGCTCAGTCTTCATCGCTGCCAGTTCTTGACGAAGGGCGGCAATCTCTGGGTCTGGCTGGCGCTGTTGCGGCTGCTGCATCATCGGCTGCGCTGCCATCTGCTGGTAAGCCTGCGGGCCTTTGCTGACGATGTGCTGTGCCACCTCGTAGAGGCTAAGCGGCTGGCCGTCAGGACGGCGCGGGCCTACCTCGCGCAAGATCATGTCCAAGCCGCTGATTGGATTGGCCGCGAGCGCACGCTCGACAGCTACGACCTTCTCAAGGCTCTGGCGAAGGTCGCGGCCATTGGTCCGGGCGATCTCGTCAAACTGGCGGAACTGCTCGTAACGCTCGTGGCTCTGACGATAGCGCTGCACCTCTGTGTCACGCTCCTGCGACAGGCGGAAAAGCTCAGCCTTGACCGGGTGAGGCACGTTGTCCCACTTGGCGCGGGCTTCAGGCGTGAAACGTTCGGCCACGACGGAATAGCGACGCTTCTCATTCTCGCGCTGAATTTCTTCCTGAGTGCGCGGACGGCGAGACTTTTCCTGTTCCTGCTCGTCCGCCTTCTCTGGCTGTTCGCCGTCCTGCTCGGCTTCGTCGCCGTCGTCGCCTTCAGTCTTTTCGGCCTTGGCAAACTTGCCGTCATTGGCGCGGGCGCGGTCTGCCTTGGCTTTCGCCTCCGCATCCTTCTCGGCCTGTTCCTTTTCGGAGACCTTGGCCTTGGCGTCCTCGCTGGCCTTTGCGGCCTTGTCCTTGACCGCTTTCTGTTCGGCCGCCTCTTCTTCATTGAGGCGCTTCGCCTCTGCCGTCAGAACGTCAGCGACGGACTGAGGCTTGTAGTCGTCTGCGCCCTTGTCCTTGATATCGGCAATGACAGGAGCGCCACCGCCAAGGGCCATTGCGCCGGGGGCGGGTTCTAGAATAGTGCTGTTACCAACAAGATTCTCGTTCATGTTTTTCAATCTTCCAGTGTGAGGACTTCCGGCAACCTGCCGGCTTCAACGTCTGCTTTGGCTTCCTGAATGTCGCGAATGAGCTTCCCTTCGTCGGGAACAAACTCGCGAAACTCCTGCTTTTCGTTGCCGATCTCGATGAAATCAACGCCGTGCGGGTTGCCGCTGGCGCGGTGAGAAGCGGCCAAGTCGCGTTTGGACGTGTACCACTTCCCATCTGCGCACGACTGAACTGGCTCGGAGAAATCAAGAATCAGCATGGGCGTAGGAAGGTCAGAACGCGCCGAGGGGCTTTCGTCCCTGACGCGCCTGTAGACCTGCCGGCCATTTCCTAGATCATACCAGCGATATGCCATGCGTTACGCCTTCAGGGCGGCAATGATAGCGGCAATCTTTGCCCTGTTTTCCATGCAAAATTCCAGAAGCTCGGCGACGGTAGGGGTTGCCGCATTGGCAATCGTCGTTGCGCCGTCAGGCGTCGGTAGAGTGCCGGTGGTCGCTGTGGCCGTATTAGCTGCAAGAGCTGCAACTTCTGTCTTGGCAGCGACGGCCGCCTTAGCAGCGGCATCGAAACCGATAGCCGTTCTGGCAGTTGCAGCATCAGCGCCAGCAGCGATGACGGCAGGCTTCCCGGTGATGCTGGCCCACGCGGCGGTGCCGGCGGCGGTGCCGATCTGGGTCGTAACCTCTTTCGCGAGGGCTGGCACCATGGAGAGCATTGCGAGTCGGTCTGCGTTACTCATGGCCATTTGTCTGTTTCCTTGTGTTGGTAGGCACGTACATTATTTGGCTGGTGTTCGTTACCCCGCCTCGGCTGTGGCCGCCGCGTATTCGGCGTCGAACTCGGCGCGGCTCGCGAACCCCAACAGGTGGATGGTCTCCAACGTCTCAACCTTTGTCCATGTGGGCTCGATTTCCGGGCCGTTATAGCCAACATCGACATACCCCTCTGGATACTCGGCGGTGTTCACCGTCATCTCTATGGTCCCGGCGATGGTGCGCAGCGCCGGCAGATAATCCGGGGTGCCCTTCAGGGCCTCAAGATCGGCACGGGTGTTGATGATGATAGTCATGAAACAGTCCTTTCGATGCCGAGACCGGCAAGCAGATGATGGGCGTCGGCATGGGCGGCATGCCCAAGCCACGACCCGAGGAAACGGCTGATGGCGTCGGCGGAATAAAGGCGCGAGGGTTGGCGAGACTTCCCCGCGCTGATGAACATCTCGACCTGGCCGAACAGTGCGGTCAACATTGCGTCGCGCGCGATGGCGTGCTTTCGCGGCGTGTTCTGCAGGATCGGATAGAGATATTCGACAAAGCATTCGTATTTCTCGACGATCGCCATCGCCTCGTAGGTCGATACCTCGTCCCTCACGATCGAGGCATGGCCGTCGCTTTCGCGCCGGCTAGACATGGGACAGGTGGTCACTGCGGCCGCGAGCCCCGATGTCGTCGTTCGAGTTCCAAGGCGTGTAGTACCAGTACGACGCGCGCGAACCCGCGTTCGAGCCGTTGGCCCAGGACGCCCCGAAACGCGCGGCGGCGATGCCATCGGCACTACCTGGCAGATACAGGGAGCCGCGCCCCTCAGTGCTTGCGCGGCCGGCAAACGCGTTGATACTGGTCGCCAGCGCGGTAGCGTCGGCCGGCGCGGCTGGCACGACCAGTTTGCTGATGAACTCGCGGCCCCACTGATGCATGCAGCCCGACACCTGCATCAGGCCCCACTTCGAAGTGAATTTCACGTCGGTATTCGACGAGCCGGCGTTGCTGGTGCCAAGACCAGTGGTGACGGCGTCTGTGCCGCGCGCTACGGCCTCCTTGGTGCCATATGCCGCCGCGACGAATTCGTCGTAGGACAGCAGCATCTTGCCGGCCGACGCCATCAGCTCGGCAGCATCGAACCAGGTGAAGCTGCCATAGGTCGTGGTCCCGTCACCGCCGAACATGGCCGGCACCTTCGGCGGGCTTGCGCCATCGCCGATCGTCACGGCGTTACGCGAGGTGCCGTTGGCGTCCACGTCGGTGCCGCACAGATAGATGTCGGCCCAGAATCGCCCGGCCACCAACGCCATGCCGCGCGGGTCCGGACAAGCCGGCCGCCACTTCAGATCCCAGATCGAAAACGGGTTGATGGCCGGCGTAGTGTCGCCGCCGGTGTTGTAGCCGGTGGCGTTGCCGCCGGGGGCATAGTGGAACCCGGCAATGCGCCGGCTGTTGGTTGTGGTATAGCCAGCCGGCGCTGAGAAGTTGGCGGAGGCCTGAAGCGTTCCATCGGAGCATGCGTAGATCGCATAGTCGGTGCCGGCCGAAAGCGCTGGCAGGACGACGGTCGCTCCGGACAGATACTTGCGGAGCAGGCCACCAACGGAAACGCGGATGTCCTGATTGAGGGATACGGCGCCGGCCGCCGTGGAAAAACACACGGTGGATGAATTGGTCTTGAAGAAGTCACCGAGAAGGCCAGCACTGATATCCATAATCAAACCTCCATGTAAACCGGCTGTCCATCGATGGTGGCCCACACACCGTCAATGGAAACGCGCTCGCAGAGAACGCCATTTATGATACGCCTAAAGGGAATTCCCGTTGATAGGGGGTACCCGCCATTTTCAACGAAAGTGACAGCCACGCCTCTATCTGACTCGACATAAGGCGCGCCGAGGCCGTTCAGCGCTTCCGTTACCTTAATGCCGCCGCTGGGGACTACCTTCACAGGCCACCCGAGATTGCTCATTTTTCCGCTTCCGGCTCTCTGGCGATGCGATCCAGCCCCATGCGAAGGATGCGATCTTTCTTCACGCGGCCGGCCTTCTTGAACACGTGGAATTCCGCCGTGTCCTTCACGTACTCGTCAAGGAAGGAATCGCCATCGATGAGATGGACGAAGACGGATGCGCCTTTGGTGAATTCAGTCATTGGTGTTCTCCATTTCTGACTTCGTTCAATCCATCAACGGCTTCAAGTAGTGCTTCGCCGATAGACAATCCACGGACGTTTTCACATTCCTCAGACAGGCTTTTGAATGTAAGCCCCTGCTTTCCGCAAAGGCTGCACGCACCAACAAACTTTTCTCCCTTTGGGGATGTCCTGTAAATGGTATGCGTTGTCATTCCTGTTCCTCCTTGCTCATTTCCGCCTGCCGCTCGCTGAAGCTCTGCTGACGCTCGCCCATCATGCGGCTATGCTCGCTCTCGACGGCGGCGCGCTGGCGATCCTGAGCGCTCATGGCTTGGTCTACCTGACGCGAGCGGATGTCGGACACGGCCTTGATGTCCTCGCGATCTTGGCTACGAGTCTGGTTGCTTGCATCCACGCCGAGCTTCTGAATCTCAGCCATGATTTTTTCGATGCGGGCGTTTGTCTCTGCAATGCTGCCTCGCGTCTGTTCCAGTTCCAAACCGATGCGGCTTGCATCAGCCTGAGCCTTGGCCTGCGCTTCCTTGGTGCGCAACTCCATGTCCATCTGGGTCTTCTGAGCGTCAGCCTGCACCTTGGCAATCGAGGCCTGCGCCTTTTGTAGTTCGGCTTCGGCCAGCTTGTTGTTGGCTTCAGCCATTTGCTTCTGAGCTTCGCCGTTCTCTTGTCCCTGTCCTGCCATCTGCGCGGCGGCCTGCGGCAAGCCTTCCACGAATTCATCGATCACGCCGTTAAGCTCACGGCCGACGCGGTATGGCTGAAGAACAAACTTGAGCATCTCACCAGCCAGCTTGGCACCGCCAGCCCCAAGCGCGCCAAGCACCTGAAGCGAACCGGCAGCCTGCGTGAACACGCCAAGAAGTTCGTTGCGGCTTTGCTTCTCCGCAAGCTCGTCCGTCATGATGGTTGAGTCGGTCGCGATCTCGAACGCGAAGCCGCGCGCCTTGTTGTCGCGCAAGAGCTTCATGATGTCTTCGATGGGGACTTGCTCAGATGCCTGCTTGATCATCGGCGCGTATTTGGCGATGATCTCCTGCTGCATCTTCTGGAACTGGGCGGCGGCCTGTTGCTTCTGTTGTTCAACCTGCTTTGGGTCGATCTGTTGGCCCTGCTGCTGAGCCTGCATCAGCTTCTCTTCGGCCTTCTGAAGGTCTTCCTTGGCCTTCTTGTCCAGCTCCTTCAGATCGGCCTTGGCCGCGTCCTCAAGCTCCTTGATGGTCTTCTCGATATCCTTCTTGGTCGGTATCTCAAGCTGTGACATCTCAAGCAGCGTGTCGGACGAGAACTGCTCGGCCATGATCTCGGCCGCGATCTCTGTCACGTCGCGGGCAATGCGCTGAAGCTCGTTGACCTTCTCCTTGATGCGGGCGCTGCCATACTGACCCTTGAGGCGCTGAGCACCGAGGGTTTCATCAGCCTGCGTCTCGCCGCGCATGATGTCAGAGATGCCGCTCAAGCGGTCGAAGTCCGCGAACAGTTCAGCACGCGCCTGGATAAGCCCGGTGATCGTCGTGGCGATCATGTCGATGGGCATCCATTGGACGAAGTTGGCAGCACCGCCCGAGGCAGAGAGAGCCGCACCCGGAACTGGAATTAGCAGCATCTCATCCTTGGTTTCGTTGAGAAGCTGCTGAACAGCGCCGGCAATGTCACCACCAGCCGGGATCAGTCCCTTCATCTTCACTTCGTCGAGAAGGGCGTAGATGCGCCGTGTCAGGCTGTTGATCTTGTTGAAGTGACCGGCATAGCGCTTGTAGTCAGGAACAGGCTCAAGCGAGCGAGGTCGAAGCGTGCCGTATGCCGGCCTTGGGCAAGGAAAGAAGCCCTTGAGATTGAGATGGGGCTTGCCTTCGTCCAACAGGACTTCGCAGCCCTCTACAACCCAATAGACGCGATTGTCGGCCTTGTGCCAGACCTCCCAGACACCGGCCTGATTGGCGTGGTCCGTCTCGGTGCTGTACTGGCTGGAGCGGTCACGAGAGCCGAGATTGATATGCTCGTAGGCATCGCCGCTCGTCTTTTCGAAGCGGTCCTTCATCTGCTCGCGTGTCATCCATGCGCGGCGGGATACCCAAGGCACGTCAGACCACTTGCGGGCCGGTGGGTGGAGAAAGTCCTTGCGGTCCAGATGCTCAATGCAGATCTTCTGCCCGTCGTCGCTCTCGTAGGTCACCCACAACTGACCGCGATTGTAGAAGATCAGATCGTCGCGGGTGCAAATCATCTCGAGGTCGAGGCCGGCACGGTCGAAGGCCGACACGACGGAGCGCTCAAGCAGTTCAGCTGCGGTATTCTGAAGCTTGCGACGGTCTTTGAATTGCGGCGACACGACGGGGACAGGCGGGCGGGCGTAGATCGCTGGCTTCATGACCTCCATTGAGGCCCAGAACAGATCATAGTCCGGATCAGCCCAGTCGCCACGCACTTCGCCGCGTGCATACACCTCGTCGATGTCGTCACAGTAGCTTTGCCAGCCGTTGAAAGCGCGCTCGGCTTCCTTGATGGCGTCGAGAACGCGAGCGGATGACTTCGGCTCGTCTTCTACCTTGAGAGTGTCGGAGTTATCGAAGTCCTCGGTCAATTCTATCTCCGTCTCTCACCCGGAAGGGCAGGCGCTATGACGCGACCGGCGTCATTGGCGTAGATTGGCTTTGCCTTTTCTTCCTTTGGTTTATTACCATAACTCATGCGATCAATCAATTGACCGACAAGACCTAGAGCGTCTACCTGATCGTCATGCACACCTACCGGGAAACTCATCATTTCCGAGATGAGATCTGACAGGAACGGCGCGTCACTGAGCACATACAGCCCAGACAGCGCCATGCGGCCACGGATCGACTGCGCACGAATGGCCTTGTCCCCGCGAGTGGCGAACGTCTCCTTGGCGACGTAGGCCTGACGCTCCATCATCTGGCGCACAAGGAACGGGCCAACACCACTACGGATCTGGCCTGTTTCCTCAGCCCAACCAACCGGCTTCCACTTGATGACGAGATCGCAGAAGGTATTCACCCACACATCGGACGATGCCTGCCCGCGCCATAGGTCGAGTAGATACATGCGGCCATCTGGATCAAGCCCGACGACGGCATGAACCGTGTAATCGCCGCCGTCCGCCGTCACCGCGTAGTCGCTACCACCGTAAACCAGCATGGTCTCGCGCGGTGGCAGCTTCTCGACTGTGTGAATCCATTCGCGCTTGAAGTAGTCGCCTGTCTCCGGTGCCGGCCTTTGCTGATACAGCGCGGACCAGTCCCGCGGCGGCAAGGCGCGCTTGATGCGCTCCAGGGCGTCGAGGTCGTATTGCTCGGGCCACAGAGCTTCACCAGCATCATTGATGGCAGGAAGATCGAGGACGGTCCAGCCTTCATGCTTATGCTCATTCAACAGCCACCCCGTCAAATCGTCTTCGTGCCATCGGGTCTGGATGATGACTATCCGCCCACCGGGCATGAGACGGGTGTAAGCCGTGGACGTGTACCAGTCCTTTGTGCGCTTGCGGATGACTTCGGATTCCGCTTCCTCTCGGTTCTTCACTGGGTCATCAATGAGCAACAGATGTGCGCCACGGCCTGTTAGCGGGCCGCCGACGCCTACGGCATAGAACGCGCCCCGTTGTGCTGTCGAATGCTCGTAGCCGCCCTGTGAGCCTTCCACGCTGAACCGGCTGGATGCCCGGCTGTCGTTGGTCAGTGTGACGCCAGGAAAGATGGCTTGGAAAGATTGGTCTTCGATCTGCCGCTTGACCTTGCGTCCGAAGTCGTCGGCCAGATCCTGCCCATACGTGGCCGTGACGATGTAGTGATCTGGATTGCGGCCTAGATACCACGCAGGGAAGAACTCGCTGGCGAGCATGGAATTATGCGTCGGCAGCATTGAACGCCCGCATAGAAATAGATGGCTCGGGCTATCGACCTGTATGCAAACCGTGTCAGCCGTTCCGACCGGCTCTATGCTCTGCAAATACCGATGAGGCTGCTTAACGCCATCACGGCATCGCGCCGCTTTCCTCGGCAATCTTGCTGCGCCCGCCATGTAGAACATAACGCGGTATTTCGGCCCGCAATCCTTTTCTCCAATGGTGGCGCGGCCTTCAATTATCTGCGCCTTGACGCCTAGAGACGCGACAAGCTCCTTGACCTGATAGGCAAGCAACTTGCTCTTGTTGCAGAACTCGACCTGACCATCAGGTGCTACGTACCCGTCAGTATCGATCAAGCCTTGAAGCAAAGCCCTCCGCTGGCCTTCGGCTGCGAACAGATAAGACTCCGGAATATGCTTGTTCCCGATCAGACCAGCCGCTTTGAGCCTTGCCTTTAGGCCAAGAACGCCGAATAGCATTTCCGGCACGCGGCTACTCGTCTTCAATCCTTCGTCTTCGATGGCCTGTCTGATGAAAGGCTGGTCGTCCACATGCGAGGTAATCGCTCCATCAAGCGATGTTCCATCTCCTAACCATGCTCCAAGCGTATATGGGCCTATCGGCAATTCCGCATAGGGTAACACAAGCGGGGACTGCGCTCGCACCATTGCTGCTCGGCTGCTAGTCCTATCCGCAAGGTAACGCGTTGTCTTAACCTTGAAAACTGGCCTCTTTCGACACAGGCGGACAAGCCATTCATGCTCGGCGTCCGCGATGATCCTGTCGCCATCATCCGTTGTGATGGCGTAGACTTCTCGACCACGCCAAATCTCGCTTACGGCGACAACTTGACAAGGCTTTCCGTTCTCGTCGAATACCTGATCGCCGGCCTTCAAATCAGCGATGCGCCGCCATCCTGCCGTTGTGGGGATTGGCGTATCGACATGAAGTGCCTTTCCGTGTCGTGGCGGCATCGTGATCATCAGACGCGTGATGTCTCCGCGCTCTACGGCTTCAAGGTGTCTGGCAATGAGGCGATGGTGGGCAGCATCACGGTATGCCGGCCACTGATAGGCCGCGTAGGCTATGAGGCGAGAGAATGCGTAGTCTTCAGGCGTCGGCTGGATGGCCGTCATCAGAACGCAAGCCCTTCCTGTGTTTCTGTGATCTTCGGCGTGCTTACAAACATGTCAGGTTGGGCGTAAGCCTTGCGAATGCGCTCGCAGGCTATGTCAAAATATGCTGGCATCAGCTCAACGCCGATGAATTGCCGACCAAGCTGCACGGCAGCCACGCCCGTGCTTCCGCTACCCATAAACGGGTCAAAGACTGTTCCTTCGGGCGATTTCAGCAGAAGGCGCTTGAGGAGATCGACAGGCTTCTGGTTCGGGTGCTGCCGTCCATTCTTCGCCATGCTCTGGACAGGCGGGCAGTAAAGAACATTGCTTTCGTCGCGCGCCCCCTTTGAAGCCCTTGCCAATAACATAGATTTCCTCGCTCGACGGCTTCCATGGTAGGTCAAGAGCACCCATGCCAAGCGCTGGCCACTTATCCCAAACCAAGACCATTCTGCAGCCCTGCGGCTCGGGCTTGCGCCGAGAGCCAAATGCCAGGATCGGCGTTGCCTGAGTTGCGAGCCAGTTCGCGATGAAAGCGTCTCGGGCGGTCACGTCGTTGTCGTTGGCGATCTTACGACCTTCGGCCCAAAGCTCATCCGTTGCATGCCCGCTCTGGTAATCGATACCATATGGAGGGTCAGTCAAAACGACGGCTACAGGCGGCAGCGTCGGCATTATCTCCATGCAGTCGCCCAGATAGAGCGTGCAATCGCCTATGACTTCTTTGCGCTTCCAAGGTGTCACTTGTCAGCCCTCGCCGCCGCCGCTACTGCCGCGTCACGCTGTTCCTTGTTCGTGATTTCGAGCGAGCCTGACATTTTGTAGTCAACAGCCGATAGCCTTGGGTGAATGAACGGCGATGCGTCCCTAGCCGCATCTTGCGCCATCTGCCTGAAACCCGCCGTCTGCTTGACCTGAGCGAGGAGGAACTTGAACTGCTCATCAGGCGTAGCGTCTACGCCGATCTTGCCAAGCATCTCGTCAACAGTCATTCCGGCAATCGTAGCCTCCGCGTCGACGGCGGCTTGATAGAAATGCCGCATGTTGTCAATCATGACCTCAAGCGGCGTCATGCCAGTAGCGGCAGCCTTTTCAGCTACCGCTCTGGTCTTTTTGGCTAGCGCCCCTTTGGGCCTGCCGGTTCCTGGTCTTAGTCCACCTTTGGGCATCGTACTTTCTGATTATTTAGGTTGCGCACAATCGGTCGAATAGGTCTTGAGAGAATGTTACGCTACCTGGGATCACTTTTGTTCCTCGTGCTCATTGGCCGCGAACAGACGGACCATCCCCTGGTTTCCAGCCGCCCTTGATAGCCTTGCGTAGTGGCTCGACCCTGTCATGTGCTGTCCAGAACATCCATTCCTTTCCACGTTTCACAGCCATCCGCTCGTTTCCGGCATCATTCACCACCTTTGCATAGAGGCCGATGCTGTGAACGAACCCCATCGACTCTACCACTTTGTATGTCTGCCCGCCAATTTCAATGTTTGCCATCACTTCTCTCCAAAGCTAACCAACGGGAACCCATAGAACTCGTACCGGCGCACTGGCGGCAGTTTGTCATAGTCAACCGCCTCAAGCTCGTACATTCCCCATAGCTTGCCGCGTTCAGTTGATACCGTTGTGATGAAGCCGGTACCTAGCCTGTCGTGTGAGACTGTCACTGACTTGATGCGGCAATGAGGATAGGGATGCATCACTTCTCTCCTGTCTCGGCTTCCTCGTAGTCCTTTACTCTCACCACCTTCCAGTCATATTTCTCGCTGATGAGCTGGCTAGGATCATACACGATACTGCCAGTGTCCCACCAGATGTCCAGCTCGGCTTCATTTGCGATTCGTTGTCGGCTTTTGAACAGGTTGGCAAGGGCAATTGCCAACCTGTGGAGCGCTGCTGTTGTTTCTAGGAAATGGTTCATTCTGTGAACCTCAGTTCCTGCACATCGTCGTCATTGGTGCGGCGGTAGTCGATACGGTCGAAGATGTCTGTTTCTTCCATGCCCTGAGAACGCCAAGCAGCAACGCGGGCGGCTTCGGCATTCTTGTTGCTCATAGCCCTCTTGCGGTTTGAGGCTACCTTGTCGCTGTTTGCGAAACTGAGGCCGTTACGCTGAGCAAAACCAGAAACCGCCCATTGATACGTGCCGAGCATGGTCGCGGTCTCGCCGCTAGTCAGTCCAGCCTCTATGGCGTGTTTGACCTGATGGAGCTTTTGTTCTGTTGTTGCTGTAGTCCACCAATAGCGGGTTTTCGGCATCATCTCTCTCCTGTGTTTTTATCAGCGAGGCAGGGCTTGATACCTGCTGCCATGGATTACGGGGCGTAGTTAACGGGCTCCACCATGGCGATTCGTCACTCTTCATGTCCTTCCACGAGGCTCGCTGACATCGCCTATCATATCGCTAGATGGGCGATGTTTCAAGCGTAATCTTCAAACGCAAATCGACCAAAGGTGTATGCCGAACGGCTCATTTGCCAAACTTTTTTGTATTTGGCTGTTGACTTCGTCAAAGTTTGTTGTATGATTGGGACATCAAGACAGGAGATAGAAATGCGGTACATTGATAAATCGGACAAAGCCAAGGCTTATGAAATGCGCAAAGATGCCGCCCGCACCGATTGGGACGCCGAAATGCTGCGGCTGGAAAAGGAAGCTGAAAAGGTTCGTGATGTGTATATTGGGAAACAAGCCGATCGAATGGTTGCTAAATTGCGCATTGAATGGGAATCCGCGAGGCGCATGCGGGATTATGTGAAGACTGGGATCAATTCCCAATGACACCCTCATCATTCATTAGCTGGCTGGCGGATATGAAGTCCGCCGGCCTTGCTCGTTCTGATGCGAAATGCGCCCGGCTTCTCGGCGTATCTGCTAACTCTGTGGTCGATATGAAGAAGCGTGGTGCGGATTTGCGGACGGCTTTAGCCTGTAGGGCTTTGCTGCATCGTATGGAACCGTATGAATGAACCCGTGCAAAATATGCACTAGTTGAAAAGCCCCGGTTCATCGCCGGGGCCTTTGTTTCACTTTCCAGGACGTGGCTTGGAAGGCTTAGGTTTGCAGGCCATTGGTTACCTCCTTTCTATGGATTAGCCCCGCTGGTTGCAACAGCGAGGGCCTCGTTTTTTAGATAGCGGCGCTATCAGGTGGTCAGATCGGTGAAAGGTAACCAGAAAAACCGTCCCCACCCTGCCGGGCTTATTTCCGCGAGTCTCCGGCTGCGCGGCCTTGAGGGTATGCGAGCCTCAAGGAGTTAACCACTTCCATTTTTTCCCAGACCTAGCTTCTGAAATACAAGCTTCGCTTACTCCGTAAACTGAGGCCAATTTCCTTCCGCTCATAGATGAGCCTCTTATATATATCACATCTTCTTTGGTAAGCTTGGCATGCTGGTTTCTTTCCCCGACAAATCCAGACCTACCTTTTAAAATCATATCTCTAATATTGTCCTTTTGAGATCCGACAGCCAAATGCTCTACTCTGTAACACGATGGGTTATCGCATCTATGCATCACAACATCCCCTTTACTTATGGGGCCGTAGGCAATTGATGCGACTAACCGATGTACTCTAGATACTTTTCCTGCAATTCTGACGTACCCATAACCCTTATCGTTTTTAGCTCCAGCCCATATCAAACAAGGATGATCGAGCATCTTAAATCACCTAATGGCTAGTAAATCTCTAGTGCCACTCCCACGCTATTAGCTCTATTGCGGGCCTATGCGGCTAGGGCTTACTATCGCCTCCTAGCGTGACATTTCACCCCTCATGGGGCTTAACAGGCGGTGCCGTCTTAGGCTTTACGGGCCAGGAGGAGAAAAACCCGACCGCTGCCGCCTCAGCGATACCGCGCCAGGGAGGGCGTGCGCGGTATAATCAATCTCCTTGTTGGGTTGATATTCGGATATGTCGGGGAGCGTGTCAACCTTTATTTCTGTTTTCCTCAGCTTCGGCAGCGGAAAGAGCGGCGTTGCGCATTTCCTGCAACTCCATCATCCGGTCGTATTGGGCTTCGGTCAGTTTGGGGAAGTCATCTGACCAATCGCCGTTCATAACGATGTCGGCTTCCCATTCCTCGTAGCCCTTCAGCGCCTCGACGAGTTGCACCTTCACCGGGTCGGCGGCCGGGGACAGCGGTACCCGCAGATAGGGGAACGTGTCTTCCGGCTGACCGTTTTCCTTGATGAACTCGGAGATTTCTTCATCAGTCATCATGGGTTCGGAACCGTCAAGCGATCTTTGACTGTTGGCTGGCGGCTCTGGAGCGGCGGCTAGCATGGCGCGGTAAATCGCCGTGACGATCATGTGCGTGTCCCAATCAATCGTTTTGCCGGCCACGTAGTTTTCGCCGAGATCTCGTTGCGCCGCGTCGTAGGTTTCTACGCCGGCCTGAAGCATGTCCGGAGGGATTTCCGTGTCGGCGATGGTCGGACCGTTATCAACCGGGACGGCTCGCCACCCTTTAGGAAGGGGCGGCGCTGGCGGGGCGAGGTGCGGCAGGGCGGCGAGGATGCCGGCCTCAAGCGGGTCTCGCCCATCATGCATTGCCTGTTCAAAGGCAGCTTCTGCCACCTTTATAGTGGCCTTGGGAATGGGTGAGGTCATTCTGTCTTCGACTCCTGCTCGCGCCTCTGAATCCACGCCTCGCAGCGCTTGCGAAACTTGTCGGCCGCATTTGCGCTGGCAAAGCCCCCGGCATCAGCGACGCAGCGAGCCCAATAGTCGCGTTCGGCGCGAAGCTGTTCGAGCGTTTGCATCTCGAAAGGGATGTTGGGCCTTGCCGTCAGTGACGGGGGCAGTTCTGTGGGGCTCATGATTTACACCTCGCCTTTCTGGCGGCCTTCTCTCTGCGTGTTGCCCATGCTCTGAGTCGAATTGCCCTGATTTCCTCGGGCGACTTCGGCGTGGCTATCTTTCGCCTCGGCTCTTGACCAGGCAGATAGACACCACAGTCCAAGCCGTCGCAGGGATCATGACCGCAGATGCATTTCCAGCGGGCCGGCTCGTCAGCTAGGTTGATCTTCGCAGGGAGCGTAGGGCGCATCACTTGCCTCCATGCTGGTACTGCTGCATCCGCGCATTGATGATCTGCCGAATGCGGTGAACGGTGAGCCAGATGCCGAAACCAAACCCGGCGATGAAAGCCGTTACCGCGATGCCCATGGGGTTCATAGCTTCCTCCTATCCAGACAGGCCGACAATAGCCGACACACTGATGATGACGCCGAACACGACAGCCAGGAACTGTGGGCTATCCATGAAGCGGATGATGCGCGGCGGGTCGAAGCTCATGCGCTGGATGTGGATTTCTTCGCGGGGGATCATGATGGCCTCCGAATGTGCGTATAAGCCTCATCAACAAGTTTATTGTAGTCGCTGGTCACTGCCCGCAAGACAGCCCGCTCCACGTAGTGAGTGAGCGTCGTGTCTTCCTTGCGCGAGCGTACGGCCTGAACGTCGAAATCTGGTTTATCATCTCCTAGCCGTGAATACTCTCCGCTATAGGAGATGCCTGTGATCTCCCAGCCGATACCGTCGTGCTCAAGATCCACCTCGGCATCAAGGATTGCCAGCAGATATCCGCCCGCAATTTCAATCTCGATGCCGTAGACGTTCGTCGTGAATGTCTCGCCGGCATATGCGGATTCGTCGTCGCTGTCCGTGCTGGCGTCGAGACGGTTTAGGTGGATCTGGTTGGTGGTGAGCATGGTCATTCTCTCCCGACGATATCGAGGAAGATTTCATTCTGGGCAGCCCACGCAGCAGCCCACGCAGCATCCCACGCAGCAGCCCTCGCAGCATCCCACGCAGCA